ACGGATTTAACACCGGTAATGATGTAGCTCACATCAGCACCCACGCGGGCGATAGCTTCTAAAAAACTCGCCTTTGGACTGGTTTTGCCTTTCTCGTAATCAATTACCGTTTTTTTGGTGGTCCCTGCCAATTCAGCAAAATCAGGTTGAGTAAATCCGAGCCTTTCTCGCTCTTCTTTCAACCGATTTTCAATAGTCACTAATTTGTTACCTTTCTATTGACAGGTAACGATTTTGTTACTATGATTTACCCATAGATAACACAAAAGTTACCCAAACATGACCCAACAGCAAATTGTAGACAAAAACGTGAACATTGCTAGTAAGAATCGATTACGTACAGCCAATCAAGCCAAGTCTTACTTAAAACGTAACGGCATGACTGTGCCTATGTTCTGCAAGCAATATGGCTTTAAAGCAAAAACCGTTTACCGGGTGCTAAATGGCGAAAGCAAATGCCTGTTTGGCGACGGTTACAAAATTGCCGTGGCGTTAGGCATGAAAGCGCCTGACAGTGGTAACCATTTTGTTACTCAGTAACAAAAAACGCTATGGGCTTGATAGCCCGAAATTTGAGGAGAAACCAATGATTGATTATGACTTTGTAATAGAAAACGGCGAATGGCTAGAAGACAAAGGCCGTAGATTCAGCTTTTACCTGCTGAATGATGAGACTTATTGGGTTGATCATTTTGATATGGAAATCATCGACGACCCTTCAGACGTCGAGTAAGCCATGAAACTCCACGCCACCCTAAAACAGCAAGGACCGCTAACCAATAAAGAAAGTGACGTCCTGCTGTTGATCTGCGAAGGCAAGATGCGCAAAGAGATTTGCCGCGTATGCCACAGGTCTTACGGGTGCGTCAGCAAACAAATCGAAGCCATCGCCGAAAAACTCGGCGCCCATAGCGCCGCCGAAATCGTCGCCAAGGCCGTGGCAAACCATTACGTCGACATCACGATCAAGATCTGGCTGATGGCCATGCTTTTCCAGTGCTGTTTGATGGATGACGACAGCAGAAGGCCGCCAAAAGCGGCGCGTTCAAATGTTTCCCGCTGCCACACCCGGCAGCAAACACCGCGTTTTCAGCGAGAGTCTTGAGGAGGATTAATGCAATTACAAACCACGCTAAACAAACTAAGCAAAGTAACTGGCCATGCTGATGAATTTATCGCCGCCAATGCGCAATTATTGCCTAAGCGCCGCAGTAAATTGATTGATCTGGCTACCGTGTCTTTGATGCAGTTCGAAGACCACCTATTCCACTGGGATCAATTGCGCAACATCGTCATTGAACGCGTGGGCATGTTCGAACACGGAAAAATTCCATGGTTTATCGATATCGACCGCAGTAGCAGCACCGTTTTAACCATCACCCACGATAGAGGCCAACACATCAAGATGGATGTGGGTCAGATTTTACTATCCACCTTGATCAGCGTTTATTAGGAGATTGATATGTCAGTACAACAACCGATGGATTATGTATCACACAAACATGATCGTTTATTCGACAAGCGGATAATTCAAAATAACCCTTCTGAAAATTATTTTGAATACCTGCAAAACAAAATCACCGCCAAAAATAACCACATCGAGTATTTGAACGAACAGCTGGATAACCAACGCACTGACTTGATCAGTTACCGCGTAGCGTTAGTGGGTTTGATTGCTGCGCTGGGCATGACTTTATATCAATGGCTAGTGGTTTGCGGTGGAAACGCGCCACTCTGACGGCTGGGTAACACCCGACCAGCTGGACGACAAAACCAAAAACGAACTGTGGATCGGCCTTAAAAGCATAGACCCGGCACTAGCCGACATGCTGAAAACCGATCCAAACTTAACCGCATTAAAAAACGCCTTTTCGGCCACCGTGCGCTTTACCCGTGAAAACGCGCGTCAGTACGTCATTGAAGGCCGACGAATACTTGAGGAGAGACAAAATGAAAGATTACATGATTGATATTGAAACGCTGAGCACTCAGCAAGATGCAGCGATACTCAGTATTGGAGCCTGCCAGTTTGATATGGAAACAGGCAATATAGGCGAAACATTCACCAGACATATTGCGTTAGATGATAACCCTCTTCGCGGCCATATAAGCGCAGATACCGTTAAATGGTGGTTAAAACAAGACGAACAAGCCCGCATGGCAATTGCAGATAGCAAAAACATGAGAAAACTAGCTTCGTGTTTGTTTGATCTTCGAGAATTCATACCCAAAAACAAAGAAATCAAAGTTTGGAGCAACGGCTCTACCTTTGACCTGGTGATTGTCCGTAATGCCTTGGATAGACACGGCATGATGACACCCTGGAAATATTGGCAGGAGCGAGACACCAGAACTCTAGTTGATATTGCAGAGCGCATTACGGGGATTAATGTTTCAAAAACAGCCACCTTCATTGGCGTTAAACATGATGCTTTATCTGATGCAATTCACCAGTCAGGTTACATAAGCCACGCATACAACCTAATCAAACAAGGATAGTCGTCATGAACCCACTAAAAAAACAAATAGGCGGCAGCCACTACAAAACCATGGCCATTCAGCCGATTGAATTTATACATCAAAACGGCTTCAGTCATCTTGCCGGTGATGTGATTAAACGTCTTTGCCGTTACAACCACCCCACCGGAAAAGGCCTGGAAGACATTGAAAAAGCCCTGCACGAAATGGACATCCTGATCGACCAGCACCGAAAAGGCTTTGTTTACGACGCTAACACCGAACAAGCCATCCGCGCCTCGGAGTTTTGCACCGCCAACAACATCGACGGCAAGCGCCGAAAGATCATCGAAAAACTAACCGCCTACTATCACGCTGAACCTTTGCTTAAGTATTTATCAGACGCGCGTGAAGCATTGGATGAACTATTGCAGGAGTTAGTCGATGCCACACCAGTCCATTCGTAGCGATAAAGCCTGGTTACGGCAATGGCTGCCAGCCGCCACGTCAGACCAGATTTTTAGATTTACTGAACGCGTCGGCATGAAAGTTGACGATGCCAATCCACCGCCTGATGTGCTGGCTAAAGCCAGAGATGAAGCGTTAAAGGAATTGCGGTTTTCCCATGATTGAAAAGATCAACCCACAAATCATCCAGCGCCTGCAATCGCCGCCGTATAACGCCAAGCATCGCGGCGAACACCTGCGCGAAGGTGTTTGTCCGAGTTGCGGCAAAAAAACATTGTGGACATGGACCGCCACGCCTGGTGTGATTCAGTGCAACCGGACCAATAATTGCAATTTTGCCGCCACTAGCAAGGATTTATTCCCAGACCTATTCGAAAACCTCAATAAAAAATACCAAGCCACACCGGAAAACCCCAACGCCACCGCCGATGCTTACCTGCATTTAATACGCGGTTTTGACCTGGCTAAAATCAAAGGTTGGTACAGCCAAGGTAAATACTGGCATCCGCACGGCGACAAAGGCACTGCCAGCGTCCGTTTTTATCTGGACGACAAGCACGACGTGATGTGGGAACGCCTTATTGATGACGTGACCATCAGCGCCGAAGACGGCGACAAGGAAACCCGCAACAAAAACTTTAAAGGCAGTTTTAAAGGTTTGTGGTGGCAGCCGCCCGGCTTGGTGATCAATCCCGGCGACCGCGTGTATCTGTGCGAGGGCATTTTAGACGCTATCGCCTTAAACCTTAACGGCCTTAAAGCGTGCGCCATCATGTCATCCGGAACCTTCCCCAGTGAGGCCATCAAGCCGCACTTGGGCAAGGATGTTAAATGGATATTGGCCTTGGACAACGACGCCACGGGCCGCCGCTGCCTGAAAAAACATGCCGAACGCCTGCGGGAGATGAAAGAAACGGTCGGCGCGATCATATCCTCCGAAACGGAAGAAAAAGCCGACTGGAACGATCTGCATAAACTGCGCAAACTCACCGAAGAGGATCTGCACCACTACCATTATTTAGGCCGCGTCGAACTGGCTAAAAGTTATGTGCAAAAAGCCCTAGTGATGTGGGAGCACGATCCGCGCCGCACCTTTTTTGTGTTTACCTTTGGCAACAGCACCTACTCATTCAAGATCGACCCCACCGAATATGAAAAAGCCGTCACCAAGGAACATGAAGAAGATCCGCTTAAAGCCGAAAGCCGAGCCTTTGCCCATGCCTCAAAGATTAAAGAAATTGCCACATTCAAAATGGATTTCCTGTATTTCCAACAACCCGAGAACGGAGAAGATGGACAATATTTTTTCAGATTCAACTTCAGCAACCACGCACCGGAGATACAGCTGCCGTTTCCCGGTAAAACCTTCGGAGCGTCTGGCGACTTTAAAAAGGCCGCCATGCAAAAAGCCCCTGGAGCTCAGTTCACCGGCTCCGGTCCAGATTTGGACTACCTGTATAAGCACTGGATGTGCAGAATCCCCAAGATCGTCACCACGCTGGATTACGTGGGATACGACCGTGCTACTGGCGCTTATGTGTTTCCTGATTATGCGGTACAGGGTGGGAAAATCCTCAACGTCAACAAAGAGTCATTTTTCCAGCTGAAACAAGGCGGCATCAAAACCACCGTCGACATCAAACAAAAACTCAACATCAAACAGCCTGTCGACTGGCTCAGCGATTATCAAACCGCGTTTGGCGTGGGCGGCTTGGTGGCGTTGTCGTGGTGGTTTGGCTGTTTATTTGTCGAACAAGTCAGGCATTTACACCGCAGCTATCCATTTATGGAAGTGGTCGGCGAAGCCGGATCAGGTAAATCCGACATGGTGGATTTTTTATGGAAGCTGTTAGGCCGCGAAGGCGAATCTTTCAACCCCAACAGCTCCACACTGGCAGGTCGTACCCGCAAAATGGCGGAAGTCTCCAACTTGCCGGTGGTATTCAACGAAACCGACAACGAACAACTGGCCGAAAACGCCCACCAAAAACGCTTTAATTGGGATGAGCAAAAAGACCTTTTCGACGGTGAATTTGGTCGCGTCACTGGGCAAAAAACCCAAGACAACAGCACCAAAAAACCCACCTTTAAAAGCGGCCTGATGATCGTGCAAAACGTGCCGGTTATTGCTTCCGAAGCGATCATGACCAGGATCGTGCATTTAACCTTTGATCGTTCGCATCACAGCATGGACGGCAAGTTTGCTTCAGACCGCCTGAACATGCTGGATGTGGATCAAGTCAGCGGCTTTTTGTTGCACAGCGTCAGCAAAGCCGAAGCGGTGATGAAGCAGTTTACCGAGTCGTTTAAAAAGCACCGCATCACCCTGCAACAAAACCCCGGCATCAAGTTGCAAAGGATCGTCGAGAACCACGCCAAGATCATGGCGTTTGCCGATTGTTTAAAACTGGTGGTACCCATTCTGGATCGAGACATTTCCCGCATCCACACCACGCTGATCAATATTGCCGCGGATCGGCAAGCATCACTGAATGAAGATCATCCCACCGTACAACAGTTTTGGGCGCTGTTTGATTACCTCAACAGCCGCCCGGTGCCGGTCGGTGATCAAGATGATTGTGTGCCGCCAATCCAAAGCGGCCTGCACCTGCTGAATCACAGCAACCACTGTGAAACAGAAATCGCTGTCAACCTGGAACATTTCCGCCGCGCCTGCGTGGATATGAAACAGGAAACCATCGACAGCAAAGAACTCCGCAGATGGCTACCGACAAGCCGGAAGCGGGAATATTTAGGCAACACCAGCGTTAAAAGCCGAATAGAAGGCCGGAATGTGTGGTGTTGGCGGTTTAAGGCTTGAGGAGAAAATTATGAAAAACATGAACGAACCTATTGATTACTGGGCGGAAGACGACTTTGAAGATACCGTTTCCGCCGGAATTATCGCTTGCTTTGAAAGTAATATAAAAAATAATAATAACGTTGCTGGAAATGATCGATTGAAAGATGAGCACTTAAAAATTGTTAGGTCATCAGGACTGTACTTCCCTAGCAATAGCCGGATTGTTTTGTATGAGCAAAATAATGGAAATTATTATTTTGATGTCAAAAACGACAAATTACCAAAGTCAGGATGTATTGCAACTCGCGCGGAATTAGACGAAACACCAGGAAAATATCATGGGTATTGTCAAATTTATTATTATCGTCAGGTTAATGATTTAGGCAAGAATTGGCACAAGCGCGGACCAGGAATCTCATACGAGATTTTTAATATATATATGACAAATGATTGCGTGGAAGGTGAGAGGGCGTTTATAACAGTTAGTAATTCAGGAGAAATAAAAGCCTGCGATAAATTAATGTCTGATGTTAGAGGATATAGGCCAGGCGTTAAAGTAAATATGTTGTCACTGGCATCAATACAGCCACACATTATTTCTGAAAGGGAAATTAATGCATATTTTATGCTGCAATATTTATCCGACAGAAAGTATTGCTGGTCAATTACTGCCCAAGAAAAAATAGCGAAAGTACATTTAGGGTGCATGAACGAAGAAATAAAATCACTTCTTTATGCGCGTAGCCTACCGATGACGGAAACGGGAAGGAAACGCCCCATATTGCATTTAGTTGAAGCGCATAAGCGCCGCATGAAAAATGGAACCGATATTGATGTAACTCAATTTTTGAGGGGCACTCAGACAGTTGAAATGGCTGGTACTTTATTTACTGTAAATCCACCTAAGAACATATACCCTAACATAACAAAACCCAGCCAAGAAAAATACTACAGTGCGCCGAACGCTACGCTGATCATGGATGATGGGGTGGTGTTATGACCTTCAAACCCATTATCGAATGTGATGGCTGCGGCGAAGTTCTGGAACCGTCTTACACGGGATTTAAAGTGTTAGGCGATATGGCCATTAAAAACGCCTGTTGGGTGATTGATGACGACACGCTGGATACGCATTTCTGCCCGGATTGCTTGGAAGACATGAACGAAGACGACGAGGACGAATCATGAAAACCATCATGCCATCCCGCCAACAAGGCAAAACCGACTTTCTATTTTGCGAGTTCAAACGCCAGATTGCTGATGTTTCTGATCAGGCTTTGAAAAATCTGGAAAGCAATTACGCCAACGATCAAAAAGCCGCCAGCCAGAAACTGGCGGCCATCCGCAAAGAACAAAAACGCCGCAAAAAGGAGACCGCAAATGCCAGCACCTAAACCCATTCATTTTGATGAACACAAAGACCGCATCATCCGCAATGCCTATCAATCAGGCGCTAACTGTTCTGGTTTAGTCAAACAAGCCGCGCAGCGCCTGGGCATATCATCAACCAGCATACACAGACGCGCCTGTGTACTGGGCGTGGTGCGGTTCAGTAAAAAAACACAGATTTACTGGACCGACCAGGAAACAGAAATCTTGGAAAAGTTTTCTCACCAAACCCCAAATTGGATTATCGAAAAACTGATTAAAGCAGGCTTCAAGCGCCGCACCGAGCACAGCATATTGCAAAAGCTCAAAGTGCTGGGCATCACGCAGAGACAAGCGCGGGTCGATGCAGGCATTTATACCTTGTGTGAGCTGTCGCGGTTATCCGGCATCACCACTCGCAGCCTGGCCAGTTACATCCAAAAAGGTTGGCTGAAAGCAGAAAAGCGCAACGATGTTACTCAAATCGAATACATCATCAAAGCCGCCGATCTGCGCAAATTCATCATCGACTACACCGCCAATATCGATATTTTACGATTCGATAAGTTTTGGCTAGTCGATGTATTAACTCAAACAATACGATAGGTGCGTGATGAGCATTAAAACCGGCGATTACATCATCAATTATTTCAACCATTACGGCGCGCGGCTTAAAGACCTGCAGGACAGCGCAGAATGTTTGCAATTTGCCCAGGACAAAGCCGAGTCACGCATTGTGAGTGGAGATTTTAACGGCGAACATTGCATGCCGGTCAGTTACACCATCGACCGGCGGATTGAAAATTCTTTGGATAAGGGGAAGTGATGAAGTCTAATTTTACTGAAGAGCTTGAGCGTGATATCAGGTCAAGAGTCAACCCGCAATATGCACATATAAACGGCACAGAAAGCTACGAGCGAAAAGCCATGCTGGATGAAATTGACCGGTTACGCGCGGCGATAGTCGAAACGCTTAATGCAAACCTGTATTTATGCTGCGGTAAACAATGCGCGTTGTCAGCGTTGAAACGGGCTGTTAATTTCAATGAAACAAATCATTCTGCAGCAACGCTTGACGCTGGTCTTTAGTCAAACTGCCCAGCAGATGCGCGGCTAATTGTTGGGTGTTGGTGAGTGGTGGATTAAGGTAATTTTTAAAAGCCAGTGTCACTACAAACGACGCACCACAATCGCGGGTGTTCATGCACTGGCAATACAAATCAGACACGGTAATCGCTAGATCGTTACGGGATGTAATACGCGCTTTGCCGTGGCAATTTGGGCAGTTCACTTTCATGCAAAAAACCTCCTCAAGTTTTAAAGCATATTTTACAAAAAACACCTTATTTTAGGTGTATAACACCTTTTTTTGGTATATTTTAGCTTTATTAATAGCAAAATTAGCACTCATTAAAATGTAATGCTTTTTAAACTTAAAAAAGGATTGTCATGTCACTGAGCAACACCACCGAAAACGCCGCACTTAAATTATTCTTGCAGGGTACAGATCCTGCTTACAGAGCAGGCGCGACCCAATATCTGGCCCTGTTTACCGCAGATCCTGGCGAAGCAGCATCATTAGCAGCCGAGGCCAACTATACCGGCTATTCCAGAGTAGCGCTTACCAAAGCCTCCGCCTGGACGGATGGCGGATCAACCTTTACCAATGCCGCTTTGATTCAGTTTGGAGCCTGTACGGCTGGCACATCCGCTATTACGCATTTTGCAGTGGTCGATACGGCGTCCGGTGCGGTGGCCATGATGATCAGTGGCGCTTTAAGCTCAACGCTGAATGTTAGCGCGGGGATTCAGCCACAGTTTGCTATTGGGGCGTTATCCGTATCGGCTGATTAATCATGGCTTTACGAAGCATTGCAGACTTGGTAAATGCTGAAAATAATGGCAGCTTTTGGTTTACCAGTTGGCGGAAAAACCCAACACAGATTACTGGCGCAGGTATTTGGTTTGACCTGAGTATGTCACCTGGAAACCCGGTGCCAAACTATTACGCGGCATCGCCCAATATTGCTGTGCCGCTTAAACAGAGCACGGACGGCGGCATCCCGCACGGTGGCAACGTCAATGCCTTGGGTTATACCAAGTACCTCAAACAGATCGTGATAATGAGCAATACCGCTAATGCGGCTCCTTTGCCGTCCTTGCTGTGTGACTACTTGCTGTACTATCCGTTTGTCGATATGTCCATCACGGATGAACAATTCCTGGTCAATACCGAGACATTACCCAGATCAGTGACAGGTCAAGGGGTAAGAATTTTGCCGGTCGAGGTCGCCGGTCAATCCGGCGTCGGCAATCCACAATTCAGAGTGACTTACACCAATAGCAACGGCGTCAGCGGCAGGGTTACGCCTACCGTGTCATGCAACACACAATTGGTTAACGGCACCGTCATTACTTCATCACCCGCCACCGCATTAAGCAGCGGGCCTTTTTTGCCGTTACAGGCAGGTGATACCGGCGTTCGGTCCATTGATTCCGTGCAATTTTTAAGTGCCGATACTGGCTTGATTGCCTTTGTGCTGGTCAAACCGATCGAACATTTTGCGCTCAGGACCTTGGGCGCACCGATGGAGCGCAATACCTTTGTTGATGTTACCAAGCTACCAATCATTGAGGACGACGCTTACTTAAACGTGTTGGTATGCCCTCAAGCTTCTCTTGCCAGTGTACCGCTTCATGGTACAGCTACTTTCGTATGGGGTTAAAAAATGGCTATTCAGTCCATGGATCAAATCATTGCCGCGTTTTCAGCAGGCAAATTCAATCGCACCGATTGGAATAAAAACACCTTGCCGGTAGGTACTCAGGCTGCAGGGGTTTGGTATGACTTGTCGACCGGCGCGGGGAACCCGTTTCAAAACTCCATTATTGGCGGCGGTACCAACTTAACATTTCAGGCGTTAAGTGAAACCACGTCGAATACAGCGACAACGGCAGCTTTAGGCGGCAGCATTTCAACGACTACCTTTACCGATACTACCCATGGTACAGGCCGTTTCACTGTAGGATCATTACTTACCGGCACCGGCGTAGCACCTGGAACCTATATCACCGCATTGGGTACAGGTACAGGCGCGAATAACGGTGGTACTTACACGGTCAATATCTCGCAAACCGTCACGGCGCAAACCATTACCGGTACCCAAGTGCCCAATGGTATTCAGCACGGTGGCGATGTATCGCCGGACATTAAACACCTGATGAATGTTAGCGCCTTTAGTGCAGCTGCGACCACAGCACCAGCCGTGTTAATGCTGATTGACCAGCTGGCGGTTATCCCGATTTCAACCGTCACCACGACCGGCGCCCAAACGATTTTAGGCGTTCAAACCTTGCCACGCTATGCGGATGGTAAAGGCGTTAGGGCTTATTTAACTCCGTCTGTTGTGATGGGTGCTGGTACACCCACCGTCCAACTCAGTTACACCAATACCAACAGCGTAGCCGGTCGACTAACTCCGGCATCGCCATCATTACCCGTTATTAACGCTACAAGCCCGGTAGGTTCGATTGCTTATTCGGGCACCGGCGTTGGCAAATATGGCCCCTTCTTGCCCATGGCTGCAGGCGATCAGGGGATTTTATCGGTTCAATCGGTTAACTTTTCCGTCACGATGACCTCCGGCTGTATGAATTTAGTGCTGTGCAGACCGATCGTAACTTTGCCGATTACTACCGTGGGCGTGGCTTCTGAGCGTGATTTGGTTAACCAGTTGCCATCCATGCCAAGAATTTACGACGGCGCTAACCTGCAATGGTTGATGTATGCCGGGGCAGCAACGCCCATCAATAGCGCTTTTTACGGCAGCATCGATACCGCCTGGGGTTAATCGTGTTACTCGGTAACGGCTCAGTCTTGCACAAATCGCCCTTAAAATTTACGGGCGGTTCGGCTGTGTCCGTTGAACAGGGATTGAATAGCAACTTTGGAAAGTCAGGGTTTTCACGCAACATCATGTATGTGAGCCAGCGGAATACGGTATTCAGGTATTGGGCTACGCCAAGCTATAACAATGCCGGTTCAACTTGGCTTATCCCGCAATCGGTGGGGGAAATTAGTTCTCGAAATTCAGCCATTTTATCGCTCAGCGGCTCAGGCTCGATACTGGGCGGCATTACTTCGCCGGGTTCTGCCAGTTTTAGCATTGATTGTGCACCAGTGACCGGCGCACTGGTGGCGTTTGGCACAGGTACGGCAACGCTATCGATCAATACCAACAGTCCGCTGCTCACGGCATCGGCCAACGCCATCGGCACCGCAACATTGACGATTAATGGTCAAACGTCTTTGCTGGGCGCCGTCACCAGCGGCGAAGGCGCAAGCACGATCAGCTTTGTCGCCAGCGCCACGATCTTGCCCACGGTGGATACCTCACCACTCAGAACAGCATCAGCGACATTCTCGCTATCTGGCGCGTTAACACCTTACGCCATCGGCAACATGACGGGCTCAACTGCAAATACATCCGTGCTAACTGCGGAATCTGTAGCGTTTGAAGTTTGGAATGCCTTATCCGCAGACTTTAACCTGACCGGCACCATGGGCCGCAAACTGAACACGGCGTCAGCCGGTGGCGTCGACAATACCGACGTACTCACGGCAGTGGCCGCAGTGCCCGCAGCGGTATTATCCGCAGCCCAAGCAACACCGATACACGCCGACACCCAAAAAATAAACGGTGCAGATGTGATAGGCGATGGCTCAGAAGCAGATCAATGGCGAGGTTCCGGTGTTTGATCATCGTAGCTTTAACCAGTCATCATTCAGCCAGAAATCTTTTTTTATGCAGGCCGCCGCCGTTTGGAGCGAGTTTAAAGCGTTTACCTTGCGCGTGACCAAAACCATCCACTTTACACTGAACCGATAACATGCCTGAAATCGTAGAATTTACCTTAACGTGTTCAAAAGCCTATGCGGTTGAATTGGCCGTGATTAAAAGCCACCGGATAACACGCACGCTACAAAAAACCCTGAAAATAACTTTGGAGCTATAAATGGCCATCCACTTAAACGACATCGGCACCGTATTTGAAGTGACTTTAAAAGACGAAACCGGCGCGGTGCTGGATGTGTCATCAGCAACGGTAAAGCAGATCGTATTTCAAAAGCCGGATAAAACCTTGTTGACTAAAACAGCAAACTTCAGCAGCACCGGCAGTGATGGGAAAATTCGTTATGTTTCCCAAGCAGGCGATCTTGATCAGCCTAAAAGCTGGCAAATACAAGCTAAGGTAACATTGCCAAGCGGCAGCTGGAGTAGTGATATTGGGACTTTTACGGTGGATAAGAATTTGTAGGGCTGAACTATCCTTAACCGTTTAACTACGCTTGAGGAATAAGTATGTCATTACTGATACAAGTTTTAATAGCGGTGATTGCCGCAACTGTTATATGGTCATTGATACGGCATTTAGACCCATCAAAACAGCCACAGGATGAGCCTGAACAGTTACAAAAAGATAATGATTTTGATGAAGGACAATTGTTTTCAGTCAAGGTTGAATTGGCTTTTGACTATACCGATGCCGAGGGTCGCAAATCAAAACGACATTTAGATGTCAAAAACATGGAAGTAAAAACAGACTGGATATTTATCTGGGGATATTGTCATTCAAAAGAAGATTACAGAACATTCAACGTTTCACGGGTTAAAAACTGCGTTGATGTTGAAACCGGCGAAATGATTACTGATGTGGCCAGCTATTTAATGGAAAAGCATCACCAGCAGTATGAGGCTTACAAATCCAGCGTTTATTATACCATTGACCAATTTATTGAAAAAGAATCCGATTTATTGATGGTCTTGTTTTATGTATGCAAAGCCGATGGCCGATTTTCCGCTGCTGAAAAAACCGTATTGGTTGATCTGTTAATTACGCTAACCGGTGACAATAGAATTACTGCCGAAGAAATAAAAAATATCTTTAAGTATGAGAAATCACCATCAAAGACCGATTTTGAAATGATGACTTTAAACTTATCGAATAAAGATATTGTAAAAAAACAATTGGTTTTGCAGGCTGCAAAAGACATCATAAACACCCAAAAACAGGTGTCAGAAGATGAGCAATACGCATTAAATTACTTAGAAAAAAATTTAAAACTAGATATTTGACAAACATCAGGCTTCGGGCCTAAACTGGATTTACTACAATCCGAAAGCGGTCATCCGCACCCGAAAGCCTGGCGGTTTTTTTATGCCCAGCGTTTTTACCATGTCGAGCATTTGCGCGGTATGGTCCTGTTCAATGGGCGGGATGACAGGACGAAATATAATACCTTCGGGGAATACGTCCGGCAGTCTTTCGGCTGTAGTTGAGTCCCGCCTGCCCTCATATTGGCAAGCACTTACTAAAACCGAAAGGGGACAATCATGTCTAACTTAAAAACCCTAGCCAATCCATTCAAATTCGAAACTCTTGATGTTCGCACTGCGATCGATGACAGTGATAATGTTTGGTTTTGTGCTAAAGATGTTTGTGCAGTTTTGGATATTTCTTGGTCAAGTGTGACACTCGAAAACATGCCGGAAAGCTGGTTAATGGTGATGAAAGTCATCACCATTCAAGGCGAAAGAGACGCATATTTCATTAATGAATCTGGAATGTATTTTTTGATTTTTCGCTCCAATAAACCCAAGGCCAAAGAGTTTGCAAACTGGGTATTGGGTGAGGTTTTGCCACAAATCCGCAAGCACGGTTACTTCGGCATTATCGAAGGCAAAGACCGGCTGGCCTATTCCAAACAGATTGTGGAAATTACCGCCCGTTTAACGCTGACCACCGATGCCATGCTGTTTAAGCTGTTGGTGGATGAGTTGCGGGATTTGTGCAATCTGGTCGGTCGCAAAATGCCAGACCTGCAGCTGCTGGGTAAGGATTTTAAACAAACCGATCTTTTCCCCAGTTCTGGCAAAATGCTGTTACAAGGGGGTGCATGATGGCCGCCACGCTAGCAGGCCTAAAAAGCCAGATCATGGAGCACATGGAAACCTTGGAAAATGAGATTTCAGCGTTGCGCTGTGTCAGCGGCCTATTAAACGGTTGCCATAACCACGCCAACGCCATCGAGCTTTCCGAACTGCCTTACCTGATTGACCCGATCATTGAGCGGGAAAAACTGATTTTGGATGAGATACGCGGCTTGTTTAAAACAGTCGGTGTTGATACTGTTCAGGCTTAGGCCTTAAACCGGTAGGGTACGCAGTGCGTACCCTACATTATTCAGGATAACTGAGATGCAATCTAACGTTAAAGATCTTATCGATGAAAAAGATTGTGACACCAAATTTATTGCGTTTGTAGATGCGCTAGCGCAGCTTTGCAAAGATCATGGCGTCACTTTAAGCACAAGCGGCTATGACGGCCTTGAAGTTTGGGACGCCGATTCACAACACGGACCAATTAACTGTGCAGGAATTAAAAACTTCATGAATTCGTAGGGTACGCAGTGCGTACCCTACATGCTTAGGATTTTATAGATGATAAACAAATCTACATTAGAAATTAACTGCGACACCGGAACTGTAACTGTGATATCAGATCCACAAGACCTATCGTCTATGATGGATATTGAGGAGTCAAAAGCCGATCTTATAGCTAAAATATTGGCCATGCAGTCTAAAGAACTGCTGGTAATGAGCAATCAGCAATTGATGAATAAGTTTTTAGATATGATGAGAGTCATCTAGGTATGGTACGCAGTGCGTACCCTACCAATCAAACACCCGCTTAAACATAGCATCTACCCGCCGATCAAACCGATCAAATATCCGCAGCTGCAGCTGCTTGAGCAGTTCTTTGATAAGCTCTGCCAAGCCAAGCATCAAAATAAACGCAATCACCAACACCAGCACGGCATATTTTATTAATGCGTCAATCATAAAAGCTCCTGGGCGTTGTGTCGGGTTAAAAATCTGATTCGCTCGATAATATTTACAGTTCTGCAGATTTCTTGATCTGCCTTGTGACGCTCCCAGCTGGCCGTTTCAACGCTGGACTCAGATTCAAGAAGTCTCAGCAACAGATCAAGCTGATGATGCTTTTCAAATCTAAAGCCCACTTTGATGCCGTTGACTTCCGCTTCCATGAATACCATGCGGGTGATGTGTACGTTTTTGTCTAAAATGCGCAGTGCGCAGGATCCGACATAGCTGGGTAAGAGTCTAAACGGGGTGTTAGGGTCAACCGGTTGATCATAAAACCGAGCCGAATACATCAAGCCTTCGTGGCAGCCGTGGCACTCTTTATGCAAAACACAGTAGCTTAAGCTCATGACTGCCAGACAGGATCTTTAAACGCCACCGGATTACCGGGGATGACTTCGTTCAGCTCCAAAAAGACTTGCTGCATGGCGGTTACTTCCAGCTCGTGATACACCTGCATGGCTTTTTGCATGTCGCCAAAGCCGCCTACATTGGCCGGGATGATGGCGGCTAAGCCTGGGTAAACCCGATGCATGGCCAACATTTCCATTTCAGTCACTTCCTTGATGGCCTGAAATTCGTCTTTGCTGCCGATATTGCCGACCGGGATGATTTTCACCGGCTCCTTGTTGCCATTGGCGCGCGGGATGTTTAAATACAAGCTGCGGAAGTTTCCAGGGCCTTTAGATTGCTTGACCTGGTTTTCGATAGCCTTGGCGGTGGCTTCGTCCAGGTTGGCATCGGCTGTCACAAGGATATAACCCATGTGGGCACCGTTGATGAAATACTTACGCCTAAACAGGCTGGCATCCTCGCTGAGCAACACCGATTGAATCCCGCCCAGATATTGCGGCATGCCGTAGATGCTTTGCTTGATGTCTGGCTCTTTTAAATGCACCACTTCACCGGGTTTAAATTCGGTGTATTCCACGCCGGATAACACACCTTGGCTACTGTTTAACTTAACAAACACCCCGGCTTTTTTATGCGGTCGCATGTATAAGGCTGGTAGCCAGCCCAGCCTAACGACTTGACCTAATCGGTTTTTGAAGCACTGCAAGTAAGCATTGCCTGTCACCACGTAATCCAAAGCGGCGCGTTTGAAATCCAAGGATGACAACATCAGCGATGGCGTAAACCATTTGGCCAGCATGTTCTTTTTAAAGTGCAGGATAGGGCCATGGTAGGCATTGGCACTCATCAGGTTAGCCAAGCCGGTTAAATCAACCGGTGGTCGGTAATAATCGCCGCCCACGTCCATAAACACGCCTAAATAATCGGTGACATTGCTGGTTAATACCGGTTCAGGATCACCAAAGGCAAACACCAGGGATTTGCCGGTCGATTGTTCAGTTTCAGTCTGTTCTAGCATCGTTTGTGTCATGTCACTGTCCTAGGCTTGCGCCAATTGGCCGCCCGCTTTCACAAAGGCTAGGCGTAAGGTTTTCAAGCTGTTTTCATGTTGTCCGTAGCCAGCACCTGGCAAGCTGGCCCAAATGCGGCGGCATTTACGCACAGCTTCATCAAACCGCCCTGCGTCAATATCATCCAGCGCCTTGCATTCCTTGATTTGCTGCAGTGCGACTTTGTCTTGTGAGTCGTGACCAAAATCCGGCAGTTGCAACTGGGCTTTGTAAACTTTCCAATAGCGGAATAACAATTGATAGCGACCGGCGGCGGATGAATAGTTATTTATGCGCTTGATATATACGTAAGGATGCGGGTGCTCGTGATAGCTATCAAACAGCTTGCCGCCTACCATCACGTTGTAACCGCGATCCCCTAAATGGGCGGTACCTTCTGAAACAGCTATCATGTCCAAAAACGCTTTTCTATTGCTATTCATGCGGTCCCCTAATGGCTAAAAGTAACGGTGGTTTTGCGGGCATCGTTATTGATCGGTTCGTAAATCAAGGCATGCATAATCGACCAGGCGATATCGGCATGGCCGCTTTCAACGCTGCGGCTCGATGCGTAGGTAATTTGCCCGCTGTTGGTGGTGGTTTTGCTGATCATTAAAAACGCGCGGGTGATGTCGTTGTCACCGGCTAGGTATTGGAAGCGCCCGGTGTTGATCACATCCAGCGCTTTAACCACGAGCTGGTTTTTCATGTCCATGCTGTAATGAATGGGCGTGGCGTTGGGGTAAAAGTCGATGACCTTTTCGTACACCCCGTAACCGATGCCGGTGGTATCGATGCCTAGATGCACGATGTTGTAACTGTCCTTGATTTCTTTGATGCGGTTGGCTTGGTAGTCGAAGTTTTGGCCGTGATAGCTTTTGGTGCGTAATACCCGCCATTTATCCGAGGGTTTAAGCGGTACCGCCAGCAATGCCAAACTGGCGTTGTCTCTGGTGCGGCTGGGGTCGTAGCCTGCTGAAACGGGTTTATTGGCAAAGGGGCGGTCTGAGCCGTCGATATAATCTTTCCAGTCGTCTATATCGACGGTGCAATCCAGCAAACGTGCCAAGCTGAATACCGACTGGCTGTCGTCGATAAACTTGCACATAAACAAATTCTGGAAGTCGTCTTCTGAGTATTCGATCTGCAATTCGTCGATATCAAACAAATCACAGCCTTGCGCCTCGGCATCCTTAACCGTGACCATATGCCGCCACTTTTTATCCGGACCATACCAGCCGTCTTTCAGGTTTTTATGCGACACATCAAATTCGATGCGTTTGTCATCGGCCTTGCCTTTGTTGAACTCTTCCCCTGCCCATTCGCCATACGCTTCATGACTGATGGCACTGGGCGTGCTGAATAGCGTGGTCGTCCACTTCTTATGCGATGCCATGCCGCTGGCCACTTTGCGCAATCGCTTGAACTTGGGTATCCAGAAAAACTCATCGATATACAAATCGCCGTGATACGACTGCGCGGTGTTGCTATTGGTAGACAAAAAGCGCAGCTCAGCGCCATTGCTCAGCAAAATAACCGTGGTGCCTTTCAGTTCCAGTTCAAAATGCTGCAGCGCAAAGGCGATGATGTAGGCTTTGAAGACTTCGGCCTGGTCCCGGCTGGCCGACAGAAAGATTTGGTTTTTTCCGGTGACGATGGCTTTGTTAAAGGCTTCCCAGGCAAAGTAAAACGTAGCGCCTATCTGCCTGGATTTTAAAATGATGCGGGTGCGGTCGTTGCGGTGATCCCACCAGGTTTTTTGATAGTCATAAAACAGCTTTTCCCGCACTTCATCCAGCAGTTGTTCGGAAATTCCGGACACGTCATTTTTGATTTTCTTTTCGCGCGGCTTACGCTCTTTTGTGCTGCCTGCCGGTTTGGGTTGTCGGTAATCGGCTTCACCAGGCACGTTGACATAAATGGGATGGCCTTTGCTGATGGCTTCCCCTTCCATTTTGATTTTGTAGGCTACAGCATTGTCTTTTTGCAGCTTGCCAAACGCTTCGGTCAGCTTGATAAATTCATCCAGCTGCGCAGGCGTTTTATCAAGATCCGCTAAAAAGTTGATGCGCCTGGCCAGTGCTATTTCAATCGTATCGGGCGGGCAGAAATTATCCCAGGCCTCAGCATCCCGCCAGTTGTAGAGCGACCTGGCTGTCATGCCCAAGCGCTTGGCAATATCCTGGATCGATGCCCCTTTGATGTACATCTGCTTTGCCAGCTGTTTCTGTTCAGGTGGGATTACTTTTGCCATGATTTACCGGATAATGATTTTTCACTCATTATCAGGTGTAAATATCCGCAAAACGCCTGCTGAATTTTCTTGAAATTCCTATATTAATCAAATAGGTATCAATAGGAACAAACCCTATTGAATACAAGCTTGAAAAGTTTAATCTGTGTGTCAATTCCACCTGATTTAGAGTGAAACATGGCAGGCAGAGTCTTACAGACCGATTTCAAGCGCATTGGCCGAAGCGGCAACACCACAGACGGACGCGTTATCAATCCGCAATGGCTGGTTGAAATGGCCGAAAGCTACGACCCGGAACTGTTTAAAGCGCTGATCTGGCCTGATCACATGCGTTATGAAAACTACGGCACTGTTGAAGCCTTGCGTGTCACCGACAACGA